CACGCTCTGACCAGGCTTCAACCGTATCTGCTTGCCCGCATACATCTGTTCCGTATCTTCGCCCGCCTCAAAAGCATTTGGGTCAACCACGGTAATAGGCACCGATGATAAAGATTTACCCTCTACCATCATTGCATAACTGAAGTTTAGAATGGCCTGTACATCTCTAATAGCGTAGTAGATCCCATCGCCCCATATTGTCTCAGGATTCTTCTGCCAGTAGCAGAAATGATAAGGCATCTGTCCATCAAATGGATTTTCCTCCATTTTGACAACCTTATCTCCTATAATCGTCATAACGACATCAAGGTTATCCCTCATATCGTCTTCTTCCAGGTTTAAATAAGGCCTAAAGTCTTTGACATCTACCTTGCCCCAGAACTCCAGGATCTCTATGCTTTTTACCCGGATGTAGCTTGATTCGTCGTAGACTCTTGGGTGTTGGCTTTCGTCGTATCCTGATCGTTCTCCGTATCCTTCTTTGAGAACGCTTTCAATAGTTCCTGGTATGAAACTGTCATCAACTTTAGCCATCTCCCTAAGTTGCTTAGGGCTGACAAAGCTCCGTTGTACAATGTAGTCAGCATCTTGTGGACTCTCTGCTTCAGGTGAAGGGAATATGTTCCATATAGAAACATGTTTTACTGCTGGTACGAGCTCTTCTTCCTTCGCCGCTTCCACCTCCAGCATATAATCTGGAGTTCCTGCCGAGCGGAATACAGGAAAATTTTTCCTCTCCAGCGAAATAGCTTTCGTGCATCCTGTGCCATACAAGCACATTTCATGGATGCTATGTTGAACAGCCTGGTTATACCCTGTCCTATCGAGTATATCCCGTATTCTGTTCTCCATATTTTCAGCACGACCCCGGATTGCATCTTCAAGAAGGTCAGGCCTTCCCGCAGGCGCATCCAAGTCAGGCGGAATAAATCTAGGCCTCCGAGAAGGCGTAATACTGAAAGGAATGCGACCATCCTCAAATAGGAGTGTGCCAATCTTGATTTTAGCCGAATTAACTTTTCGTCTAGTTTGGTTGACAAAAATCCCGCGCTCATTTGCCAGTTCCGTTGATTTGTTTATATGACTAGGGTACTTACCTCTATACGCATCATAGGATTCCTGCCAATGCGTCTCGTGATCTCTACGATAAGTCCGTGCCTCTGTAAACTTTCCCTGGACTAACTTGGCAAGATCATCAAGCGGCGCACTAACCGTCTTGACCTCAACCTCCACTGCTTGTACTTCCTCTGCCATTTATTTCCTTTTCTAGCTTTTCAGATAAATTGTTCAGTGAAGCACAGATGCCGAGTGATAGTTGTAGCCCAGCCTCCTCCCCAAAATGCTCTATAAATACGTCAACCAGATTTGACATTATAGGTTCGAGGTCTTCTTCTAAGTGTCGTTGCCCAAAGTCTGCTGTAATAACATTGGTCATAAATTAGAAGGGCTAAAGAGTTTAAGCGGCCTTCGGTAAAACGGCACATGTCTTTGTTGGTGTTGACCCGATGCCGGATACATCTTTGCTCCAAATGCAGCTATTGCCAGGGCCATAACACAATCATCGTGTGATCCCGGTTGTGCCGCCATTTTCCCATTAGGTAAATTTACAAAAGTCTGTAGCTCATCCAGTAACTTTGGTGAATGAATCTTTATTTCCCTTTCCCGTATTAGCTCCCGTAAATAGTCTATTATCAGGGGCTTAGACTTAACAGTCGTATGAAATCCCAGCTTTCTAGCGGTACGAGACGACCTTTCATCTAAAATCTTTTCTGAGTAGAGATTGGGGTATAAATGAATCTCCTGGAGAAATTTCAAAGTTACAAGTCCATGATTATTTCGCTCCACAAATAACTGTGCATTATTGTACCACTTACCAAGACTAGCCAACTGCCAAGCTAACAGGTCAGGATCTATCTTACACCGCAGCATAGCAACCTCCTCAAACGTGTGAGGATCTATGACCACTGCTACTGACCAGTCTGTATCTCGGCCTATATCAAGGCCTTCCGCTACATCAACCCCTATCCTATAGTCTCGTTGTTTATTAGGCCTCTGCCAGACCTGAAGCTCCCCATCATCCTGAGCCTCTATAATATACTTCTCTTTTGTCCTACCTTCTTTGTACGCTTGTATCGGTATATGGAACCCTTCACTTGGCACTTCCCGGGATAGCTTCTCTGCATCTAAAACCATCTCGTTTAACTGCTCCCTCGGGAATACCCCTCTGCCCGTTGATACAAAAGCCTCTCTTGCAGTGCTAGGAAACTCCTGGTGAAACTTAGTCAGGTCATTCTGGCACTGGGTCCGTATGCACTGTCGCCTCCAGTTTAAATTTTCTAGCGTTACCTCAAACCTGAGCGGATCTTCTCCACCAATGTCAAACTCACACGATACTCCCAGTAGCTTTGCTTCCTCCTCACCTCCGTATCTATCATCCGTTCCAAGTACAGCCTTAAATTCTTTTCTCTCATCATCGTCTTTAAAGTCCTTTGTATAATGACTAAACATAAACCAGGGGAAGAACACCGCCTCCCAGCCACTGTCCCCAGAATACGCATCCCAAAACATATCATGGAACACGCCGCCCGTGCCCTGAGCCGTACTTTCTATAATCGCTTCCGTCTTAAAACCTTGAACCACGCAGTTTAGGAGGCCAAGCAGATATTCTTCTCCGCTATGCCCCCAGCTTGCTACCTCACTACAATGCAGAAAGTCCACCTTACTACCCCGCACTTCCCGACCCCCTACCGTACTCAGGCTATACAGCGAGTTAAGACCACCTTCATCGCTACCCCAGTGCATCTCCCGTTTACCAGAATATTTCATCTGTGGCTTTATTTCTTTCGGTAGATTCTGCTCCATAGTCCGGGCCATATTAAACATGACATCAGTAGCCGCCTTACTATGAGTAGTGATCTGCACTACTTTGTTCCGGTTCATCGCTGCATGATGGAAAAACCTGCCCTGTACATACGTTGATATACCAAATCTACGGGCCTTTAACACAATCATCCGCACATGTTCATCCCGGTCAATCTGCCTCTGCATCATCTTGTGCAAAATCCCCTGTACCTCGTTGAGCTCAAACGGAATTAGCTCCCCCGTCCCAAACTCTTGGATTTTCAGGCAATTGTTGAAATAGAAAACCGGGTCCCTTTGCAGTTTTGCTACAAGCTGGACTAGATCATTCTCCATTTACCATCTGTATATCTACTGTTTTTGTAGGGTTCCTTTCAATCTGCTCTCTCAGTAGCTGCACAATCAAATCATTCAAGGTCATTTCCCTTTCATGCGCCAATACAGCCAAATGTATAAACGTCTCGTCGTCTAATTCAATGATAATCGATTCCATCTTTATGCTCCTGGTGTAGCCGAATGTACCTGTCCAGGTAAAAGCGGGCTTTTCGTAAGTCTTCTATTAATTTATCTCCTTTTTTCCCCGCACGAACTAGGTATTTTAGTATGTTCCCCCTGTGATAATCCAGCCCCCAGTCCTCAATTGCGTCGAGAACCTCTATTTTGCCAAATGTATAGTGGGCCGGATGTTCGACTGGGTCCCTAAGCTCTTTTACCGTTGGATCGTCGTAACGTAAAGTGGGGTCATATTGGCGCGACTGGGTCTTCGCTTTCATGTTCTGCGCTAAACCTGTCGTACTCCATACCTTTTCTTCCTCTCTTTCCTGTTCCATCTCCTGTCTCCTTAGTTCGTCTCTCTCGTAGTTGCTCATTTAGGTATCCTTCTAGCTGTTCACGTTGTTTTAGGGATTTTCGGTCTGTGTGCATAAATGCCTCTAACTACTGTATGTAATTATGGGGTGGCGGTGGCCGGGGGCCGGGGGGATCGCGTTCCTTTCCTGGTCGGTTGGGACCCCTATCCCGTTCCTTTTTGTGGTCGGCAGGCCGGTAGACTGGGGGGGACCGACCTGCCTAAGCCGAGAGGGGGAGACGACCCTCCAGGCTTGATCAGTTGACATGCGGTGTGTCCTTTTCTTGAGAATTGTACACGGGTATCGTGCGTGAATCGTTTATTTGCAAGGGCTCAGGGGTGATGTCCTTTGCTTTGTCGAGTAGCATCTCAAATGAATGGGAGACCTCGGTCTTTGTGTGTCTCTCATCTCTGAGTATCCCAACATGTCTTCCAAGCAACACCAGGGTATCCTTGGCTACTGAGAAGGATTCAGCCTCGAGAGACTTGTAATACAAGCTTTGCAGTTCTCCGATCACTTTCTCGGGGGTCCATCCCTGCCCCGAAACCTGCTTTTCTATCTCCCCTTGAATGTGGCTTTTACTCATCATCCTACTGGCCTGTGTCCTGGCACTCTGAGCCGAATAGCCTGCATCAATACAAGCCTGTTCTTGAGACTTACCTTGAATGATCCCTGCTACGAATTTCAGTTCTTTAACCGTTAGCTTTTCACTCATTAAAACCCTGCTCTCATCATTTCATCTTCCAGTCTGGTCATCACTCCAGGGTCATAGCTTGGAAGATTTTCAATTGATTTTCCTTTTTCCAGAAATCTCTTCACCGATTCATTGATGACTTCACGAGTGATCAGATGGTCCTTGCAAGCTTTGGGTGATGGTCCGAGGTTGAACATTTTATATGTCCCTGGTTCAGCAGGCTTGATCTTGTTTCTTTCCTTCTGGTTCTTCAGGGATCTGCATTTTGGTTTGTGGCAATAAATCCTGGTTTGAGTATGTCGTAAGAATTCGTCCCCACAAAAATGACAGTTGATAATCAGACCTTCGTCTCGACGTTGCTGATCATATAACTTTGTCACCCGATCCAATGTGTATTCAGTCAATCCTTCATTCACAAGAAAAGCTGAGATTCCAGGCCAGTGTTTTTCTGGGGGAATGATGCCTGCTTTGAACCAGGATGAGCACGATGCTACGGCTTTTCCCGTCTGATCAGCAATTTTTCTCATCTTCCACTCATTTTTTTTCTGTAACAATTTCAACCATTTATGCACTTTTTTCCTTTATCTGAAATTTTTTTTACGAATAAAGTTGACATGTGAGCCACATTTGAAATGATATGTTCAACAGTTTAACACAGCACGGCAATATTGCCATTATACCTTTATATAAAGGAACAAAATGATTTCCGATGTTCTCAGCGACGCAAGACATAACATTGATGGATATTTGAAGACCAGTATGTACGCAAAAGAAAACTGGTCTCCTGCTGATTATGCTCTCATTGAATCATGTCTTTCGGTGATGAAAGCTACTCAAATCATGCTTGACACTCCACCTTCAGAATTGATCCAAGATTCTGAGTGATCTTATCGAGCCCTCACCCGAGGGTTCGGTTGGTTTCATTCGGTCGGCAATACTGCCATTAAACTTAGCAAGGAGACGATATGATCGTAACTGCGCCGTGTCCCTTCGCTGATGATTATCCTACATGGATGGATCATGAGGAAGGGGAGAGGGAATATCAGGATGCACTTCCTGATCCCTCAGAATTTGATTCTGAGTGACCCCATCGAGCCCTCGCTGAGGGTTCGGTCGGTATCATTCGGCAATAATGCCATTTAACAATCAATCACAGGAGACAATATGATTGATTCTAAAGTATCGGTGACGGTCCCCTCGACCGTAAACGTAGGCCAACAGGCATCCCAGATCATGGTCGATGCTGTCGTTGACCAGACCCTCCAGACTTTGTCCGAATTATTCGGCGGAGCGACTGCAATCCCTGCCAAGGGTGCCTATGTTGCTGAGGACGGTACCCTCATCAAAGAGGATGTCATCGTGGTCGAGGCTCTCTGTGAGAAGCAGGATGCCCATTTCCGAGCCGACGAGGTCATGGACCTTGGAGCTCAAATCTGTGAGGTGATGACCCAGGAGTGTGTCCTGGTTCAGATTGACGGGATTGCTCACTTCTGTGATCTCTCTCACCGTTCTCCTGGTTTGTGTGGTACGTTACCCATGCCTGCCAAAAAGTGATCTCACCATGCCCATTACGGTGGGCATGTTGATCATCATTTTGATGGTCCTTGTAACTTGATCTGGAGACGTTATGAACGACGATCATGTCCTGGGTTTCGGTGCAGGCATCATAGCCTGTAATGCTGTCATGGTGGCAATCTGTGTGGTCCTGTTGTCCATGGGTTACACTGAAATTGATTTCATCTTAAAATAGGAGACAAATATGCCTAGTCCAAAAACCCTGGAAATCCAGGAATCAAAACACGTTGAGTCAAAAGCCCACTGGTTTTGGGTCAGCACAAAACTTGAGCTCATTGATGGTCGATGGGTGAAATCTCGAGGCTTAACTTATCGGAAGGAAGATAAATGAATATGAATAATTTTAAGTTTGTCGGGGACGGTGTTGATCAGGTCTGTCAAGACCTTGTCGGTCATACGAACTGGTCATGGGGTCTTCAACGTGTGATAGACCTTATTCAGGATGATCCTGAATGTTCTGATCGTGAAATTGATTCAGTCATTATTATTTACAAAAACCCAATCGAAGGAGACGACGATGAGTAAATCATTAAATCAACCATGGTACATGAAAAAGGGTTACACCGACGAAAGTCTAAGCCAACCCTTGAACCAATCAATCAAGATTGATCCTTTAAATTTTACAAATTTTTATGCTTCCGACGATCAAATCCAGAGCATGTTTCTCTTTGCTGTCGCCGTAGCAGGAAAGCCAAGCAGGATCACTGCTGAGAAGATCAATGGTCTCCTGGATGACATCGAGATTGATCAGCGAGACGAGTATGCTCCCGATGAGATCCGCAGGATGGGTCCATTGGAGTATTTAATGTATCTCGAGCATGAGCCATTCATTGAGATGATCAAGGAACGAAAACTCGGTAAATATAACACTTGGTTGAAGCTTTGGAAATGGTTCAATTCATTACCTTCGGGGACTATCCCTGCCAGACTCCATAATGCAACCATTGAGGACCTGGAGTGCATCCCTGGAGTCAAATATAAGACGAGTCGGTTCTTCGTATTGCACTCCCGATCTAATGCTAATTGCGTCCCCCTGGACACTCATATTCTGCGGTTTCTCAGGGACCGTGGAGTGCCTTGTGTCCCTAATGTGACCCCAGGATCAAAACAGATGTATCTTGGCCTGGAAAAGATTGCTGTCGAGGCTTTAAAGTCTCTCGGTTATTCAACCCTGGCGAAAGCTGATCTCGAGACCTGGAAATCATATTCCAATGGATTCAGACAGTTCTTTCGAGAGGGTGACTCAACCCCTGAGACCGTCTGATAATGTATCATGATCCTCTTGCCGTGGAGTCGGTGAGAGGGTCAGAATATGTTCTCAGAAAATTATTTAATTTTTTATCTTGCAATATAATACCCATCGTTTATGATATAAGAATGGGAGACAAAAAAGATTTGAACCAACCTCACTTTTGTAAGACCACAGGCCGAAAGAATGGGGAGTTTAGCGCAGGAAGACGAGAGGGTGAGTTGAGTCAGACCCCATCTGCGGAATATGATGTAAGATTCATTAAGGTGTATCGGATAAGCCCCGATCCGATGGTT